GGGTAGAACTTGGAAGACAGAATCTTGTTGACTACAATCTTTACGAACTTGGGAACGATAGGAACTGGTGTCCAGTCTAGGTTTACCAAGGACCCATCACCGTTGTTCGGGTCAAGAGAGGTAAGTATCTGCTTGTAGATGGATGTATCTTGGGTTCCGTTGGCGTAGTCCCTAGAGACTTCAAACTCACGGAATCTTTTGCTGTACAGAGACCCCTCGTACTGGGCGCTTCCCCACTGGCCGTATATAGCCTTTGCGTACTGAAGACCGTACCTCTTTCCCACCTTTACATCGTGTGAGGCAAAAGGGTCTGGGAACGTAGAGTCGTATGAGTTACTTTTTACAGAGTATTGATCCATTTATCGGAGTTTATGGACAAAGGTACGAACTTAACTTATCGCCTAATTTCCTTACCCTTGCGGAAGAATACCCTCTCGTTGAAGTTTGTTTTTTTGACTTCTTTGACCTGCTTCTGAGCAGCAAGCAGCGCCAGCCCTGAGCTGATTGTTAAGTCAAACTTTGTCCTGTCGTCTATCTTAAAGTTTATCCAGTCCTCAAGTGTCCTGTTCAGATACATACGTCCAAACTTACCGGTCTCGTTGTGGAGGCCTACGTGGTCGTGGATGTACGACTCAATAGCCTGAGCGTGAGCTTGAATGACATCTTGGCTGTTGGAAGGTATCCCCTTTGTCTTTACGTTCATCTTCGATGAGGTGGACGCAAGATGCGCAGGGCGGTTCATAAGGTACTCATCATAGCCCCTTGACTCAAAGTACCTAGCGATGCCGTACTTGTTGTTCTCTATAAGCACAGGGTATCCGTAGAATACCGCAGCCATAAGGATGTCCTCGTAGAATATCTTGGCGAGCGGAGGCCGTGAGGCGTACTCCGCGACAAACATATTAGAGGGGTGCTCCATTGAGAACTTGTTGTACACGTGACAGGCGCCCTTTGAAGACCTGTAGTCAAGGGTGGTGTCAAGGTCGTAGGAGTCAACACCCATAACTCCGAATGCACCATTGGGGGCAACAGCTTTATTGTTCTCAATCTTTCGTTTATTTCGAATATCGGTAGGGGCTAGCCAAGCCACACGCCACCGCCCATTAGGGTCGGGGGCGAAGATCACCTCGCTGTCCATCTTTCCGTCTTTCCATTGGAAGTTGCCGATTACCACTGGGTTTGGGTAAAGTTCCTCGTTGTGTTGTATTTGCTCGTATATCTTCTGGATGTTGAACAGAGAACTCTTGGTCGAGTCGCGGAACGCCTCGTCCTCAGTAAAGGGGAACTGTCGTATGATCTCATTGAGCTCGTAGCTGTTGTTCTGCTGGCCTTTTCTCTCGTTCTTCAGAAACGTTCTAGCGCCTATTTCGGTTAGTGTTCCGTCCTCGGTAAGTGTTGGAGCCTCTGGGTCATCAACAATAGGAAGTCCGTACTGGCTGAAGAATCCCTCCATCGCATCATATGCCGGGATGAATATCTTATAAAGTCCGCTCTTGGTCCTTCCGTTCTCGTTTCGGTCGTTAGGGTCGGAGTCGTAGTACAGATTCCTAAACTCCCTACCGCCCTTGTCAAGCGGGTTTACCGTTGACCCCACCATCGCCTTTCCGATAACCCTACGACCCACAAGAAGACAGGTCCTATGGATTCTCCATACCTCTCTTATGTCGTTAGGATTCAGCCACTTACCAGCCTCATCGAGGAATAGCATATGGGTCTTGCTTCCGTCATAGGCGTTATTAGTAGTGTTCTTCCAGTTGATTATAGTGTCCAAGGCCTCACCTCGTGAGGTAGTCTTGTTCTTCTTGGTGATCCTCTTCGAAGGCTCGCGGAAGGCGAGCTCCATACGCGGGTTAGTCGTTCCGTCAATGATGGGAGAAAAGAAGAACGGGTATCCCTTGAATATAGGGATGATTTTAGAGCCGAACACCGCCTCCTGAGCGTCTGTTCCTGTCTTGCTCATAATGCCCAACAACTTCTCCTTCACCTGACTGCCCTCGTCCACAAGCACCGCTGCACTCATATTGGTATACCCAGAACGCCTACATTTAGTGTATATCTGCCCTAAACACCGAGGGTCTGATTCGCAGGCCGAGAGGTGGACAAACAGCTTGCGCTGGAAGTCTAGGTACGTAGGGTATCCGATGTCTATGGAGCTCCACTGTAGGAACATATAGTGATGACCTGTGATGTAGGTCTCCTCACCGTTGTTCATAAACCACAGGCCCTCCTTACGCCTCTTGAACTCCTGCTCGATGTAGGGGCTCCACTTCTGCTGGAACTCACGCGGTGACTCGTACCAGTCGTCCATAGAGTTTATCTGCGCAAGCTCTCTAGGGATTTCCTGACGCTTCCACATCTGCTGCTCCTTGGGTAGGTCGCTAAAGAGAAAACTCTCCGGCTTTGGTAACTGGATGCTGAGAGACTCTATCTCAATGATAGGTCCGTCCGAATTGTTCGGACAGATGTTTATCACCTCCTGCTTGTCTATTACCTTAAGTCCAGCCATTATCTTGCCATCCTCTCAGCGAAGCCTCCCTTGAAGTCCTTCTCCTTTTCAAAGGATCCGGACTCTTCGATGTCGCCAACAAGCTGCTCTAGCTTCTGCCTCTCTACGATAAGCTCCTTGCAGGCGAGGGCTGTGTCCTTGATAGCCTGCAGCTCTGCCTTGCGAGCGGACCCCGTTAAATCGGGGTCTACCGGCTTGCGTATCTCCTCGGTCATATTACCGATGGCAGCCTCCATCGCAGAGATGAGGTTACGCGCAGCACTAACTGTTGTGAACTTTACAGCTTTTGACATATCAAATGGTGGATTTGCATACGCCACAGCTTGCGGCCATTGATGTCCATCTCGTAGTCTGCGTCCTTGGCAAAGTATACCACGTCGCCCACAGCAAGACCTTCTTCCTCTAGCCACCTGCTGCCGTAAACGATACGGCCCCAGCGCTTCTCGGGTTCCTTGAGGGTGATGATTTCTATGAAGCTCTTCTCCTTGTCGGCATCGATGTCAAAGGGCTCTAGGAATACCCAGTCCGCAACAGCTATAAGGCTGCCGTCGGGCTTCTCGATGAGGTATGCTTGGTTACCCTGACCGCCAAAGGGGTCGTAGTTGACTCGGTATATCTTCTCTTTAGGGTCAACGACTTGGGTGTCGTTGAGCGCAACGTGGTGGTGGTGGAATACGTAGTCTCCTATCTCTAGCTCAGACTTGAACTTGGCAGGAATGCCTACAACCTTAGCCTTCATAGTGCGGTGTTGGAACTCGTTGAACTTGGTGTCGAGGTAAAGCTCTGAATCTCCCACCTTGATGGTGTCTTTTACAGCGCTAGGTATGTGCACGAGGATGTGGTACAATGGTATCATATGTTTAATTAAAATAAATAAAAGTTGTAAGTCGGTTACAACTAGAAGTTACAGTCGTACTCTACTATAACTGGCATACCCTCGATAGTCTTCCACAGCATAAGCGTGTCTTCCTTCTTTAGGTATATAAGGTACTTGCGCTCCCCGTGGTAGTGGAGGTGAGATCCGTCGAGAACGATTGAGTCGATTTCTCCGTCCCCAGCCTTCTGGCCTACATAGTAGGCTAAGGCTTTCAATGGGTCGGTTCCCGCAATGATTTTTCTGATAAGTTCCATTTCATTTTAATTTAGTTCAAATTTAGCCAATAATCTATATTGGTTGTATCGTCGGCTTCGTCGTCCTCGCTGTAGGATCCCATAAGGTATGTGACTAAGGAAATCATCTCCTCCTTGGTGTCTACGTTGATGTTGGACACAGACTCCACAATGCTGTTTCCATCTACCTGGTCTACCACAATACCTGCTGATGCAATCATCATAAACTCATCGATAAGGCCAAGATCCTCGGCCTTGTTCAATATGTCATCGAAGCTGTTCTTTGCAAACATAAACAGCTCAATCCTAGCCGCAGCCTTGTCCATTACAGCTTGCGGATGTGTAGGATAGAATATTGGTCTATGCTTGCCGTTCCGCTGCCCGTCTCTAGCGCTGTGACCGCTATAAGGTCCCCTGCGCTTAAGTTGGCAAATGTAGACTGAGTTACAAAATGCTCGGTTCCAGTGCCTAATGTCGTTTCGTTGGCGTTTATAACAACTCCATTAAGCTCAAAGTTAAATTTTACCACAACACCAGCGCCGCCGCTCGTTGTGATAGCCATACAGATTGTGATTTGATATATCCCTCCATCCTGAAGAAACTCTACCGCGTCATTGGTTCCA